TGAAAAGACGCAAGACGTTTACGAATTCGTCTTGCATCTTTTTCTTGATAGCGTCTGATACTTTTACATCGTCAAGATTTAATTTGATCGAACCATCTTCAGAGATGATTGCTTCATTAACAATATCTTCAATTGCGGCATCCGTATCGGCATATTGAGCAACTTCACGGTAACGACGGATTAGGTCGTTTTCGTTTTTGACAATACCTTCGATATCCATCACCATGCCATAATAGGCACCTGCGGTGGCAACTACAGTGGAGCCGTCCTCAACAGAGGGCGAGACCACGCTCGCCACTTCTTGTTGAAGTTCTTTCTTACGAATTTCAAAACCAAATAATTGCATAATTTAATTAGTACCCGATGATTAGAATGGGATTGGGAAAGTACCGATTGGAGTATCCACAGATACGTTCACACCAGCAACAGCACCAGAAGTAGTGTTAGAAGTGAAGTAGTTGTAAGTGAATTCAACATCGAACTGTTCAATTTGGTTCTGTTGATCGAAGTCTAATTGGATTGGACCAATATTCACAGGCATTGCATCAATGAACTTATAGCTCTTGATGATAGCGCCAGAACGGTCAAGCTGATACACGCTTAGGTCAACTTGATAATCACGTGGATTAGTTTTACCCAAAGTAGTGTTGTAGTTCTGAATACCGTTTTGCCAAACTTCCAACGCATTGCGGATGTTGAAAGTAGTGTCGTTGTAGATGCTTACAGTCCATGGTGCGAAAGTACGCTCACCAGCAAACTGAACAGGACGACCACGATATAGAGTGGTGATTGGTTCAATAGTAGATGCAGGTAGTTGAGCAGAACGGCACAAGAATTGTGCTTGTTGTCCAGCAACAACGCCAAGACCGACGTATGAAGGGAATGTTAGTTGCACATAGAATTGGTTAGGACGTGCACCGCCACCAATCATCTGCGCTTTGAAGTCAGCAATATTTGCCATTTAATTTCTCCTAGTTCTTATCTTTATTTATTAGATGTAGACGGGGAGTTTTTCAACTCCCCTATCCAATTAACCGCCGATTTCGTTGAAGTTCACAGAAGAGCGAGCAGCAACGAAGTTCAGAGTAATAAAGTTGATAGAACGATTTGGCTTGATGAAGATGTCAGCAACAAATTCGTTACGATCGATAACTTCACCAGTGTTGTTGGAGTCGTCACACTTGACTAGGAACTCAGTAACACCACGGCGACCTTGAACATCACGCAAGAACGGCTCAACCAAGTTCTTGAATTGTGCACGAGTGAAACCATCGTTGAACTCGAACAATTGATACTTAGCAGCAGTAGCGATAGCTTTTTCCAACACGATGAACAAACGACGCACGTTGATACGGTCAAAGGCAGATGGCTTAGACAATAGAGTCTTATCGCCGAACAACACAGTACCTTGTCCTGGGAATGTTACAACTGGGTTGATACCATTCTTGTACAATTCGTCACGATCAGTCTTGTTTGGATTGATTGCCAACTTAACTACGTTCTTAACTTGACCACGGTTGTAACCAGATGGAGAGAACCATGGGTCATTAGTGTAGTCAGTACGAGCGCATAGACCAGCAACGTCACCGTTCAATGGGATGTAACGGTACTTGTCGTTGTAACGGTCGTATTGGTACTTGAAGCCAGAATCCAACACAGCATAAGAAGTGCTTGGAAGAGCATTGCGGTAAGCAATAACTTGGTTAGTAGCGTCAGAACCAGTGCCGATGATGATGTCACCAGAAGTTACGTTCTGTGGAGATACAAACACAACGCAATCAAGACGCTCTTCAGCGATGTTGTTGATAACGTAAGTTGCAGTAGCAGCAGAAACTTTACCTAGTGGCAACAAGCTAATGTCGTATTGACCATCGTCACGGTAGATATCCCATGCAGTTTGCAATTGACCATCAGTCAAAGTAAGAGCATCAACACCACCAGACATAGAACGAGTCACTGCAGTAGACAATGTCTTGTATGCAGCTGCAGCAGAAACAGTACCCCATGCAGCACCAGAAGCAGAGATAACTGGGTGGTCAGTCCACCATAGGTACTTAGATTGTGAGTTAATCACATTCTTGTAGTAGTTGTTTGCGCCATCAGACTTCTTAGCATCAGATGCTTTAGAAACAAATGCGAACTTTTCTAGAACAGCGTTGCGAGTACCAGTCCATGCACCGTCTTCGTCAATAACAATAACGTGTAGTTCGTCATTAGAAGCACCAGTTGAAGCAGCGTAAGCAGAAGTTCCTGGAGCAGCATCAAACTCAGCCTTGTAAGTCCAAGTACCGAAAGATGCAGAGTCAGCCATGGAAATCTTTAGAGAGTTACCTAGAGCACCTGGATATTTTGCAGCAAATTCACCAACAAGAGCAGAACCGTCTTCATAGTTGTCACGGTAGCTTTGTAGGTTATTGATTTTAATACCAGTACCAGAAGTGACAGTGGCAGTAGCTGCAGCACCAGAACCAGAACCACCAGAGAAGGCGATAACTGGAGCAGTAGAATAACCAGAACCAGCAGTAGTAACTGTTAGAGACTGGATAGCAGAAGTAGCGATAGTAACAGCACCGATAGTGGCAGCAGTAGATGGGCTACCACCAACCAGAGTAACTGCTGGAGCAGTACGGTAACCAGAACCAGCAGCAGTGATAGTGATACCAGTGATTGTAGAAGTACCGATTGTCGCAGAAGCAGAAGCACCGATACCAGCACCAGAGATAGTTACTGTTGGAGCAGAAGTATAGCCAGATCCTGGATTCACGATAGTGATTGCAGTGATGACACCAGACTCAGCAGTAACGCTACCAGTAGCAGTTACACCACCTGCAACTTGCGGTGCAGAGAATGTAACAGTAGGAGTACCTGTATAACCAGTACCACCAACCAAGCTAGTAATGCCAGTAACACCAGCACCAGAAAGAACTGCAGTAGCTGCAGCGCCAGTACCAGTATCACCAGATTGTGGTACGATGTTCACAGAAGGAACAGAAGTATAACCAGCACCAGCAGATGCTAGAGTAATTGCAGTAACACCACCACCAGTGATTTGTGCAGTGATAACAGCTTGAACACCACCGTCAGCATCAGGTGCAGAAACTGTAACAGTTGGAGCACTAACGTAACCAGAACCAGCAGCGGTTAAGTTAACACCAGAAATGCTACCAGTAGTTGCAGCAACAGCGTTCAATGCGCCAGTAGCATCACCACGCACAACCAAAAGGTTGTTGGTATAAGAAAGAAAGTTAGCAGCAGTGAAGAAACTGTCAGCGTTAGCATCAGTTGGCTTACCGAAACGAGCGACTAGATCGTTTTCAGAAGAAATTCGTACTGGATCCAAAACTGGACCCCATTGGAATGCTCCAGCAAACGCACCAGTAGACGAAGCTACTGCAGGGACGATAGATGTGAAGTCTTTTTCTACGACTGCTACACCTGGACTAAGTTGAAAAGGCATTGTAATTCTCCTTGATTACATTGTTTATTTTAGTTTTGCTACTAGGAGCACAACCTACTAATTTATTTATGAAAAACCTATTTTCAAAAGTTTAGGGGTGGTTTTTCGTCATGGTTCCCATCATCAACAAACCCAAATGGAGTCAGCTCATTCTCAATAGCTTCGATACGTTGCTGATACATAATTTCACGAAGATTCACATTATTTAGGTCTTTGAAATATGGGTTAGTTGTTAGCCATGAGAACAGCACTAGACCCATAACAAGGTCATCGTGGTATCCATCATCGGCTGCATAACTGCCCTTGACTTCGATAAATGTGGAAATCTCCGAGATGATTTCAGCATCTCGAACGAGCAACTTCTGCTCTTCCATTAGGGACTTGAAGTTATGGCACCCGATACGTTTAACACGTTTATCGGTCATAACACCAAGTTGGGTCTTACCACCACCAAAACCACCAGACACGGTTTGCATACCAGTAGTTCTATTAACAAACAACAGATTTTCGTACTCTAGTTCTGAATAAAGAATATATGGAACTTGCTCACTTGAGTTCATTTCAATCAGAACATACGCTTCATTATATTGCGTACCCACTGTGTAAATCACGTTAGGGTAAAGAAGTGGGCTAATCGTATTATTTCGATACTTACCAACCAACTTATACGGCACTTCAGTGATATCAATAATCACGAAAGCAGAATAGTCGCCATCCACACCCTTAGCGGTATCAGCAACGATTACGTATGTGTGTCCACGTTCTGGCTTCTCGTAGATGTCCAGACCGTCTTTGCTGTGAATAGGATTATCAAACGACATGTTTGCAATCGTATCAGCGTTAATCAGCGTCAGGCTAGAACCAAGGAATTTACACAATACCTCTTGGTTGTATTTAAGATCGCCCAACATGCGCTTTTGTTCTTCAGCCCACTTCTCATCACGTCCAGGAATTTTCCAGTATGGAATGAATAGTGGAACGAAACCATTGCGATCGTTCTCAGCGTCGTTCCAGAATTTCCAAAAGTGATTGTAACCTAGTGGTGTACTACTTAGTAGAATCTTAGTCGTGTTACCCGCAGAAATAGTAGGGTAAACAGAAGTGAAGAACTGTTCAGCAACAGTGTTTGGAATGATGGCAGCTTCGTCAACGTATAGCATGTTAACAGACTTACCACGAATACCAGAAGCAGTAGTTGCAGCAGTGAATACCTTAGAACCATTTTCTAGTTCAATGTCACCCTTGTTCCAAG